CAGGGCTCCCAGGCTGCGCCGTGGTGGTTCTGGATTTGACGCGAACCATGCGACCTTCCAGTTGCCGCAACGCCTCGTTGTGCGTTGCATATTTGGCCGCCTGACTGTCGACCAGCTCGGTGATGCCAAGAACTTCCGTTGCCATTTTTTGCCCTTACAGTGTTGCCGTACCAGCGTATCCGCGACCGACCGTGGCGCTAATTTGATACACGCGCACCGATAGTGTCGTCTGTACGGCGCCAAAATCGGTCGTCTGCTGCGCGGCGGTGTAGGTGACGCTTTGCGTCGTTGCGGTCAGCGTGCGCTTGACGGTCGATCCGCTCATGATGTCGATCTCGTACGATTCGGACGCTTCGCCGAGCGGAGTCTCGACGTAATCGCGCCACTCCCAATCCAGCCGGCCCCGACGGACCCATGAGACCGTCCAGTCATTCGTCGACGGTGCGTGCCGCCGGCCGCTTATATGCACCGGGGAAAGCGGCTTTTTGCCAATGGCCTGGTGCGTGTAGGTGATTTCGGATGCATCAACCAATTGTGTGCCGAATGACGGGAGCCGGTAGTAACGCGGCGAATTGATCTCAGTCGCCGCCGTGTTCGGCCGGATCAGGTCGCCTTCCTCCAACAGCACGAACTGATCCCCTATCGCGTGCGTGCCGACCGCCCATTCAGTGCCGCGCCGACCGCGCAGAAAGCGTGATAGAAGATAGGTGCCGTCGCCTTGAAGTATGGCGTTCTGGAACCCGACGATTTCCCATCCGCCGGACATTGAGCCGATGGCCGCCGCGTTGGCGCCGTTGCACATTTGCGCCTCGGTGACGCTTGATAGAGTGCCCGCGATCAAGCGGACGGTTACGGTTGACCCGTCGTCGAAAACAGTGGTCGGCCCGGTCGGTAATAGTGTTGTGCACGTGCCGATGGTGGAAGGCTCGGTAACCGCATCGATGCGCGCCCAGTCGGCGCGGTCGGCGCTTTTGTACACGGCCGCGCCGGTCCATCCCGAGCCAGTCCCGACCGCGCCCAAGTAAAAGTCTGCGTCGTCGTCTGCGTCGCGCAGGATCGGGATGTCGAGGAAGGCGGGGATCGTTGTGCCGGGCGTGGAAATCGTCTGCTGCGCGCTTGTGGTGGCTGCGGCCTCGGCCGCGCTGACGTAGACCGATGCGTCATCCGCCACGGCCTCGCACGCCAGCACGTCGGCCAGCGTTACCTGCGTCAGCCGTAGGCGCCGATCCGCCCCGCCAATGGGCGCGGTAACGATGTCCCCAGCGTCGAGCTTGATATGCTTCGGCGTCAAAGAAAACTGGTACTTCGTGCGCTCGGTCCAAGCCAGGTATTGCAGCACTTCGGCAGACTGCTTCGCCTCGTCGCCGTGCAGTACCACCGGCAGTTCGACCGTCATGGTCTGCTGGCTATCCGGAGCCAAACGTCTGGCGCGCTGCGCGCCGGACTGATAATCCCGGTCAACGTCCATATAGCGGACGGTCAGTTCGATGGGCAGTTCGTTGTCCTGTTGCAGCGTGGTGACATGCGGGCCGTCCTGTTCGCCGGCCAGCGCGAAATCGTCTACAGTCAACGTCGCTACCGATGCTGTGCCGCGGCGCACGAATTTGAGCACCCCATCCGATTCGGTGGCGTCGAATCGGTACGCCTGTGCTAGCGGCTCAATTGCCGCTCTTGCCGTCATCTGGTTCGCGCGTAGATAGCCCTTCACGTTAACGCTTGCTAAGTCTGTTACATTGATGTCCTCAGACTGCAAGCCCGCACGAATACAGATGTTGGAGATAATAGTCGACAGAGGCACTGACGAAACCCCAACTGCGCTTAGAGACCAATAATATAGGAACCCAACAGCTGGCGGGGCATATGTAACAACTGACGCACCGGCCTTCTGATGAATTATAAGAAGGCCTTCGCTTACCGCAAAATTATTAGCACTTGCTACATCGTTTACGCCAAAAGGAAAATTAGGTATGGACCCTATTAAGTGGTAAACGCCATTCTCAACGTATCCTATGCTTGGTTCTGATGAAGATGGTCTTGACAGGACATAGGTTCGATTACCCTCACGGAACAGCCTGGCAGAAGGAAGCGTGCCGCCTGTATCAATTGTTACTCCAGAAAGCGGCGTTACCGACTCAACAGAAAAGGTGTCAAGATTTACCTGATATAGCGATAGAGGGTTGCTCGATCCCGCAACCGTATAGCAAACGCCTTCTGATATATGGGAGCTGATAATAGAATCCGGAATTATATCGTTAAGGCGTCCCACAACAGACATTGTAATAAATGCTATTGGCGCAAGTACGGCACCAACCGGCTCAGCACGCATTACGCGGTGGAAGTCATCTCCAAGAATAACCCATACAGTACCATCCGTATACCAAACCCCGGAACTAGATACGTTGTCAAGGTATGAGAAGTCGTCGTTGTTTACCCCTCTGAAATGGCCAATTACTGTCGGAACATCGGCATCATAAAGGCTTACCGCCCTGACCCCCAAGCCGCTACCAAGATGAGTAAAGAAGGCTGGTGTGTCGCAATAAGCAGGTACGGGCCCCATATCGCCAGCGTAGCCATAAACCCCCGTCGTCCGTCCTCCTATGGATTGCGCCCCAGAAGGATAGACGTTAAGGACATCAGCGGAAACAAGAGCATTTGAGGCCCATGAGTGCGCCCATGTCTGCGCCAGAACAACCCGATCCGCGCTGATGTAGTGTGCTACTTGTTCGTAGCGGGCATCGCCTGGAGCAACGGATGGCGGCATAGTCAAAAACTGAAACGGCCCCTGCTTTCCTAGGTAAGCAACGCCTGACGTCCCCGTCACCACCTCAACAGTAATATTCGGTAGTCGGTTGCCGAAATCCTCTAGCGCAAGGTTGTCGAATAAAAGATAGGCCGTGCCGCGAAAAGCAGGCGCATTGCCGGCGCCGAGGTCAGCCTCAATCAGCGGGTCCGGTAGTTGCGTCTCGCTGCCGAGATAAATGCGCATCGTACCGCCGCCCTTCACGGTCTTTTCGAGCGATGCTTGCTGCGCCGCCACACGATCCGCCAGATACCCGCCACCGTCTGCGATGGCTTGCTCTGCGGCCGTCGGCTCGGAAACGTCATAGATCAGCTTGCCGTCTGCCCATATCTTGCGAACGGCGTCGATCGGCCCTTCGCATAGCGCGACGGCGAAATCTGCGGTATAGGTGTAGGTAATCGATGTCGCGCCGCCGCCCCCGCCTTTGCCGCCGGACTTCTCCTTGTGCCGGTGCTCGGATAGCGGCTTGCCCCAAATCACGTTCCCGGCAATTCGCATAGACCCGTAGGTCTGCGCAATCGGCGCACCTTCGGCGCTCGACTGAATTTGCAGGTCTTGCAGGCGCGGGCCTTCGACCTTCTGGCCTTTTGCCGGGAACAGAATGGAGCCAGCAATGGACCCGACCGCGTACCCAATCTGCGCGCCTAGCGCGCCGCCGAATATGCCGCCAACAGCGGAGCCTGCAACGGCCAGTGCAAGACTAGCCATCCGTCACCCCCGGAAACTGCCACGCTGCCGCGATGCGCTGCCGCCAGTCGGCGGTCAGGATCGTCTCGCACACCTTGGCCGGGGTCCATATGCGCTGCCATGCGTGCAGGATTCCGTAATCGGTTACAAGCGCCAGGTGCTGCGGCTCGCGCAGCAATCGCAGCGCGATCACGTCGCCGGGCTGGAAGTCGCTTGACCGGATGCGCACCAAGGCGTCGTCGCAGACCTCGATCAGTCGCAGTCCTTCCGGCAGCCGTCCGTACCCCGCTACGTCGTAATTGATGCCCATGAATCGCAGCAGGTGGACGATGACGCCTCCACAATCTAACCCAACGCCGGGCGTGCGGCCTTGGTGCTGAAACGGCGTTCCGACCAGCGTGCGCGCCTCTGCCACGATGTCGCTACGTCGCATCGGGATAGCTGCCTGTCAGGTAGTCGGTGCCAGGGATGGTGTCGAACCCGCGGTAGTTGTAAGCGTTGTCATATATCGTCACACAATCCTCGACGCGGCGTTTCTGACAGCCGGCGGTGACGGTGAACGTATCCCCGACCTGAACCGTGTTCGGCGGCAGCTCCCAGAACTCAAGGTTGCCGCTGGCGTCCGCAGTCTTGATTTCCTGCCCCCGGCCGGCGTTGTCGCCGGTGATCCAGGTCAGAAGCCCACCAGCCCATATCTGCTGCGTCAGGGTCGAATCCTGTACCTTGTGCGGGTCTACGATGACCTCCACAAGCCCCGCCGCCTTGTGCGCCTGTATGGCGGTCCATGTCACGCTGCCGTCCGTGGTGGTGCCGCCGATTGTGGTGTTCCATGACGGCTCGGTGCCGCCGCTGGTGCCGGCGACTGAGCAGCGGAAATAGCGGCCGTTGGCGGTGGTCGGCTTGACAACGCTGCCGGTTTTGGCATCGCCGGTTTGCCGCACGGTGTACGCGGTGCTGGCCTGCCATGTGGGCGGGTCAAGGCGCACGCCGCATCGGGTATCGCCAAGGTCTGCATCGCAGTCGCGGCCGTAGACGCGGCCGATGGTTTGTTGCAGGCGGTCCGTCAGCCCGCGCAGTTCGGCGACATAGGTGCCGTTGCGGACGGTTATCTGGCCGATCCAGCCGCGGCGCAAGGTTACGGTGCCGGATGCTATGGACGCATAGTTGCAGGCCATCACCAACACTTCGGCGCCGTAATACAGGCCGGCGCGCAGGTCTTGTTCGGTGACGGCCGCCGACGAGATGATGCCTTCGAGGTCCAGATTGTCCACCGCTAGATCGGCCGACGACTGGATCGCCGTGCGGGTGTAGCCAGTGGCGGCCGTATAGGTCACGCCGCCGACAATAAGGTCGACATCGTGGTCCGTGAAGCCCATGATGGTGCCGTCGCGGCGCGTGACTTTCCACAGCGTCGCCAGCGTGGTTACGCCGGTATCAAGGTGCGTTTGTAGGCCGGCCGGTACGGTTTTCATTCCCGCACCTCGATCAGCGGCGCGTCGGTGGCGCCCATAAGGAAGTGGTCGAGCGTCACGTCGAGCGCGTCGATGTCGAAGCGCACCGGAACGTCGAACTCGAACCCGGCCGTGATGGCTTGGCCAAGCGTCGGGATGTTTCCTGCCGTGAACGTGACGATGCCTGTCAAATAATTGACGGTGAAATGCGTCGTGATGGTTTTCTCGACTCCCGCCACGGCGACGCGAACGGTGCCGGATACGGGCTTTGTGATGGTGCGGGTGTAGGTCTGCCCGCCATAGCTGTAGGTTTTGGTTAGCTGAAACGTGGCGTCCGAGCCGTCGCCGGTGCCGATGGCCTGATCTGTCGGCGCCGGGTCAATCTCTTTCGCGCAGGATTTGAAGTCGGCCCAGTCTTTGAACCGAAATGAATGCCCACGGCCGCGGGCCGCGTGGAATAGCGCTAGCAACGCCTCAAGCTGAACTTGCGTGCGAGTCCCATAAGCGGCGTTGTAACGGTGACGGACCAGCGACCAATTGATCTGGCGCGCCTCGTATCCCGACCACGTTTGCGTAACCGTGGTGCTGTATTCGGGTCCGCCACGCGAGCCGTAGGCGATGTCTGTCGGGAACCTAACGTCAAGGAATGCCATATCAGGTGTTTCGATTCATGGCGCGCTGCACGGCGAGTCCGGCTTGTGCCGCTACTTGCGCCGACGATTGACGAAGATCAGAACTATCGCGCACGCCTGAAACGTTCATGTTGACCACTACGCCGCCGCCGAACTGCCCGTTAGGAATGATGCGCCCGGCGCCGCTAGGGACCATAAGCTCCGGCCCTTTCTCGCCGACAAGATAGGCTCGACCGGGCGACACGGGGCCGCCCGCCGCTCGCGCGCCGCCGAAAATCTTGCCAAGCCCGCCGAATATACTGCCGGCCCATCCGCCAACCTTTCCGGTTGTGTCGAAGTCGCCAAAAATCTTCTTTGCTAACTGAGCCGCCAAGGCGTCGGCGACCATGCGATCCAGCGTTGCCTTGAATTGCGTGCCGATATCATCGAACCGGCCTTGCATGATGTTGAATAGTTGATCGCCTAGCGAATTCTGAATGGCGCGTGCCGCCTCAAGCGCGAACTCGCCCACCGCATCCGAGCTTTTCTTGACCAGACCCTCAAGCTCTTCTGCCTCTTTTTTGTATAGGCCAGTGATTATTTGGACGTATTTCGCCTGGTCTATCAGACCGGACTCGAGCGCCATCTCGACCATCATCGCGCGGCGCTCGTATGTAGCCCTAAGCGCCTCTTCTTCGGACCATAGCGATTCGACGATATCGTTTACCGACTGGCGCAGGTCTTTAAGCGAATCGTTATAGGCTTCAACAGACCGCCTGTTCGCCTCATAGGCTTCGTTCTCGCGCAGCAGAGCGACGGCGCGCTCAACGTCAGCGGGCGGCGTATTCAGCTTGGCCAGGTTGTTCCGCAGGATTTCCTCGGTCGATTTTCCGAGCGCGAAGTTCTCCTCTTCGAGCGCCTCAATAGTGGACCTGATAGCATCTAGGCGCCGCTCTTCGGCCTGACGCGCGGCATTGGAGGCCGCATTAGCCGCCGCCGTTGCCGCCTTTAGCTTGGATTCCGCAGCATCCGTGTCTATCCTTGGCGCCACGGGCGTCCGTGCGGGCGCAGCACCGATCTTGACCTGCAATCCGTCAGGGCCAACAAGGCCGCCCTTGGGGATGTTTAGAGACTTGCGCATCTTGTCGAGCGGGTCTTGCTTGGCAAGCTCTGCCGCCTGCTTAAGCCGCGGATCGGCGAGCGCCATGCCGATCTGTTCGCGGTACAGCTCCATAGCAGCCACAGTGCCTAGCAATGCCCCGCCAATAGGGCCGCCTCTGGCTGCACCGAAAGCGGCGGCCTTGAAGATTACGAACGCTTTTGCGGCGTTCGTTATTCCGCTCGCTATCCTGTCAAGGTTTTCTGCCGCGTCCGGCCCGTTTTCGACTACCCAGGAAAGACCGTCAATGATGGCCGTCGTGAACTTGTCGATAGAAGCCTTGACCTGCGGGTCAGAAAGAGAGTCGTTGAACCTGTTTATGGCCTCGGTCAGCCTCGGCAGGCTGGCGCTATCGTTCTCTATCAGGTCGCCGACCTTGTTTCGCAAGGATTCAAGGGCTCCCCCCAAGGTATCACGCGCCGCCGCCGCTGCGCCGCCGAACTCTACCGCTAGCTCTGAAAGGATCATTTTCTGCGCGCCGGCCATATCGCCGACGGCCGCCATCTGCTTAATCTGCTCTTTTTGCTGCTCGGTAAACGACACACCTACCCTCGTCAGGGCGGAAAGGCCTTTGATGGGGTCGTTTAGCGCCTTGCCGATGGTCAGGGTGGAGGACTTAAGGTCCTGGTCCATCGCGATGGACATGTCCAGAATGGCTTGCGTCGCCGCGTTGAACGTGTCACCCGTCACTCGCGTGAACGTCAACAGCAGCGCCTGCGAATTCTGAATCGCCTCGTCGTCGAATGTGGTCGCCGCCTGGAACGCTTTCGCCGACTCCTGTAGCTGCGCCACGGTAAGGCCGGCCGCGCCGCCTGTGGACTTTACTCGCGCCTCTAGCTGGCGCATAGCCTTTTCAGACTCAACCGACGCGCTGACGATGCCGCGGATGGCGTTCTGTATGCCAATGCCGGCGACAAGACCTCCAAACACAGCCTTGGCCTTGTTTATGGACGAAGCCATACGCTTCGAGCCGCTTTCAACGATCCCGACGGCGCGGTTAACGTCGCGCGACAGCTTTGCCGTGCTGGCTTCGATGTCGATCAGCAGCGATGCGAGCCTACGTGCCACCGGTTAGCCTCTTGATTGTTTCAAGGTCATGAGCTTCGCCAACTTGTGCATCCTCGCGTCGTTGCATGGGCATGAAGTCAGCCGGCGAAAATGGAGGCGTGCTCTCACGCCGGTTGACGTTGGCAATGACCGACGCCACTATGCCGCTATTGATGTCTGCCCGAAATTCGCCCCACGGGTCCGCCGAATAGGCGGCCTCCCAAATGGCCACTTCCTGCGCCGGAATTTGCAGGACTTGGCCTAGCGTTAGGCCAAGGGTGCGCGCCAGCAACAAGGCGAACGTCAGGTCTCGGCTTTTTTTTCGGCGTCGTCCCGGTCCAGTCCGGCCAACTTGGTAGCCGCATCGAGGAGCTTGATGAAGGCGTCCTGGTTGATGCCGCCGAGCGAATCCCATTGCTCCGGAGGCAACTTCGGCGCCTGCACAACGGCCGCCAGCAGCAACGCCGGGAATAGCTCTTGCTTGCCCTCGGCGGCTTTTTGCAGCGTTAGCCGCTGCGAGAATGTCAGCCCGGAAAGCCTGACATCGCCCACGCCGTCGACCTGCAAGTCCTCGACTGGTAACTCGAACATGGATTAGCTCGCGTAGTACGTGGGCGATCCGAAAGCCGTAAACACCACACTGGTCTTGACCAGTTCGCCGGCGCTTCCGGTAGGCGTCAGCGAGGCGCCGACGTAGCCATTGAGCACCATGATCGCGCCAGTGCTCCAGGTGATCTTCATGGCACGCTTTGCTTTCAGGTCGGATGCCGCTTTAAGCGCCGCCAGCGCCGCATCGGCAGGATCAAAGATCATGTCGAAGGTGAAGGTAAGAGCCGACGAGAACGACGGGATTTGCTTGCGTGCGGCGTCATGAATGGTAGTCACGTCGGCAAACTCGAAGTCGCCGCCGCTGCCGGAAATGCCAACGGCAGTCGTAACCGACGTGCCGAACGTGACTACCTGTCCGGCGCCGCTGGAAAACGTCTCGAAATTCGTGGTATCCAACCCCTCAAGCTCTGCCGTATTTGCGGTGACGTTGTCGACCCGCACAATCCGCTCATCGAGCTGATACATGCCCTCGACGTTGTAATAGACATAATCGCCATCAGCCCAACCGTGGCCAGTCGCCGTAACGACGCCAGGATTCGCCTTTGTGATCCCGGTGATCGTGTCTGCGGCGGCAATCGCCGATTGAATCGAAACCTGAACGTTTGTCCAAAGAATAGCATTAGCCATCGTCAGTCCCTCACGAGGTGGATTGTCGTCGAAATAAAAACATCTGCTTCCGGATCGTAGTGCGAAGCCCTGTCGTCGTGCATGTGCGCAGCAAGCGCCGTATCAACGGCATCGGATATGGCATCCGCTGTCGCCATCGTTGCCGCGACGGCGCGCACGGCAATTGTTGCAATGGTAAGGGCCGTCGTCCCGTGGATGGTGTTGATAACCTGCGTCGCCTCGCGGTGATAGACGATGCAAGGGACTATGCTGTCCTGCGGACGAACTGACGGGAAGATGCGATTAGAAACGATCGCGGCGACGCCTGCGTTTCCTGAAAGAGTCGAAAAAATAGTTTCCTCAGCGGCCACGCTCTATGCGCTCCCTTGATGCCTTGGTGAAGGCTTCAACAACGTCAGACTCGTTGTTCTCAAGGGCGCTCCTTAGAAAATGCTTGCCAGGAATCTTTTTGCCAGTGCCGCCTTTTCTGCGGCCTACGGCGGTAAACCCGCGCTCCTGGAACTTGTAATAGAAAGGGTCTTCTCCGCGCCGTTCTCGGGCCGATAACCTGCGCGACTTGACGCCGCGGCGCGTCTTGAACTTAACGCGGCCAGACTCGTCTGCCTCTGGCACCCTGCCGGCCTCTACGCCTACGTAGGCGGATATTGAGTTGCCACGAATTCTTCCCATCTTTGCCTGTATGTTCCGCTTAAGCGCGCCAGTCCTTACCGGCGCGGTGGCGCGTGCCTTGTCCCTTACCAACCTTGACGCGGCGTTCAGTCCGGCGCGAATGCCTCGCCTTTGCACTGTGCCCGGCAGGTCTTTCAAGGCTTTCTTGAGTTCAGGAAGCCCTCGAACCTCAGCCATTCGGCACCTCTGAAACCATCAATTCTAGCGCCTGGCGGCGTCCGGTCCTGTCAATAGCGTTCCGTATGTCATAGGTTTTCCCGCCAACGACGGCACGCATTTTCGGCGTTATGCCATCGGTGTATCGGATGGTTATCACGCCGGTTACGGGCTCCTCCATCTGCGCGGCGGCGAACAGACGATTTCCGGACAGCTGCTCGACCCGCCCCCATACGGTGACGTATTCGGCCCAAGCTTCAACCATCTCGCCGATAGCGTTTTGGGTTTCGATGGCCGCCTGAATTGTAACGCGATGGCGGAGCATCCCGATTTGCAGGCTTGTCATGGCACCTGTAGCCCCCTGACCGCGTTCTTGATCGCATTCCAGACAAAAGACGCGGCGCCAGATACGGCCAAGGTTGTGGTTGCGATCAGTGCCGCAACGCCTATGCGGTCGCCCATCTTGCGCATTCTGCGCATCCTAAGCAGGTCTTCGCGCAGGTCGTTCACCTCGTCCAAGTTGTTAACGTCGATACCGAACAACATCTCGAAGCTCTGCTTCAGCGCCTGCTTCGCCGCCTTCTCAGCGATCCGCTCGAATTCAACCCGCGTCGCTGGCCGGCGCTCATCCATATACGGCACCAATGTCAGCCGGCCGATTCATTTCGGCGCGCGTAGAACTCATCCCCCTCTGCGGTCGTAATGTCGCCAGACCCGGCGAATCTGTAGGTGTGCCTACCGGGGGCGGCGATAGTCCAATCGACGTAATAGGCGCCTGTGCCAGTTTTGACTAGTTCCGCGTCCGTACCGTATGTATACGACGTTACCTCGCCGCTTGGCGCGCGGATGCTGAACGTCACCGTTGATGGATCGACGGCCGTGCCCGCGCTGTCGGCGAATGCCACCCTTAGCCGCCGCATATCCCCAACATCATAGGCGGGTGTTGTCATTTGAAGTTGCTCATGAGCTAAGTATGGCGCGTGATGACGTGCTGGATAGCGCAGCGGAAGCGCCAATCGAAGACAGCGATGCGCTGAATGGCGGCACACGCGCGTAGTATGACGTTAATACATCCGGTGCAAGCGTGATTGAGAGCGAGCCGGTAACGTTGTTATGAACCGTGCCAGACGCTGCAAGCGCATCGATCCCAAGTATCGCCACAACATCGCCAAAAACCTTGATGCTGCCGGAGGCAGCCAGGGCGTCCGATGCCAGCGTGACGGCCAGCGTGCCCGACATGGCGTCGCCGATAGAGCCTGAAGCGGACAGAATGTCGGCGGATAAGTCCCGCGAAACAGTTCCGGAAACGGTGACAGCCCCGGCGGCGGACGCCGTATCGGCGGCAACCGTTGCGGCTAGCGCCCCGGAAATCCCTACGGCGCCGATGGCGCCTACCGTGTCTCCGCCAAGCGTCGGCGCTACTGTCCCTGAGACAGTCGCCGTGGCTGAGGCTGAAAGCGTGTCAGCGCCAAGTATCGGCGCGGCAGTGCCCGTAACAAGCACGGCGCCGGCCGCGGAACTCGTGTCGCCAGCTAGCGAGACAGCAACCGTGCCCGTGTAGAGGGCCGTGCCTGACGCGGACAACGTATCGGCGGACAAGGTGCGCGCCAGGGCGCCCGTGACGCCGCCCTCCGATACCTTCGAAAGTGCCGCCAGCGCATATGGAAATGGTGGACTGCGCCACCGCTGGCGGAACACTCCGGTCATCGCGTGTTACCCGAGTTCTTCCCAGGTCACCGAGCCTGAAATGGTGATTGAGTCGGCCGGTGTGGTCGCCAGTTCGCACGTCCACCGGCGGCTTGGCGCAAGCAGCGGCCGGGTCTCAGGCGTCCAGATCATCTGGTACGGCACGCGGATATTCCAGACGGGCGGGTAGCCGCCATGCGTGACAATGGTTCCGGCCGACGCCTTGGTCGTGTTGTTCGCCGCCACCGTCGCTCCGCTCGCGGACGAAGCCACGCTGCGCGCAACTTTCGATGGAGCAGACCCTCCGCTACCCGTTGTGGTCTGCCCGCTTTTCAGCAGAATCAACAGTTCTTCCTCGGCGGCGTCGCCGACTTCGGTAATCTGCCCAAGCCACAGATCGTGGATCAGAACCACGGCGGTTGAAGGTGCCACGATCTCGAAAAAATCCTGCTGCGCGGTAACGGCCACGTCGTTGAACTGCGCGGTGTAAATGCGTGACATAACCTACCTCACCAGCATGTGAATGAACCCGCGCATAGGCGGGGGGAATGGAAAACCCTTGCCTCCACCAGCACCCGCAAACGCCAAATACCCCTGCCACTCGGTAGATGGCCCGCCCGCGTCGTCCACGATGACCGTGAACCCATCCGAGTTGATCGCGCTCAGGTCATAGGCCGACAGGACTGCGCCAACCGTGACATGCACGAGCGCCTGGTCGTATTCGATGGCCAGAGTGATTTCCGAATTGGCGCTGTTGTCCTGCGCAAACACCCCCATCGACTGCCGCGAGGTTGTCGATGCCGCAACGCCGAAACTCAGACGACCAAGCGCGTTTGAGACCCCGGCCGCCGGCTGAGTTTGCCCGGTGCCAATAAAATCCAAGCCAGCCGGCTGGAACGGCAGGCCGCTCACCGTGGCTGTGGCGTTCAGCGTCGCGCCATCGATGGTGTACGCGCCTGCGCGCCACTGGCCGCCCTTCATGGCGAGGAAGATGCTGCGCCTGTTGGTTACGCTGCGCGACAGCCAATCTAACTGGAAGGCGTCGGTGGCGAAATTGCCGATGGCGCGGGCGGATACTGAGCCCCCGTTCGGGGTAATCGTAGCGACGCATTCTCCGGTTTGGCAGGTTCGGTAGGTGTCGGCGTTCGCCGCCTCCAGCGCGCTGATCGCGACGACGACGTTCTGTGCGGAGTCGCTGCCGGTAAAATACCCGCAGTAGATGCTGGCGCCATAGGCGTCCTGGTCTGTGTTCAGCGCCGCCGTGATGTTGTTCCCGGCCAGCATCACCACCTGGTCTGTGCCGGCTGCGGTGAAGCCCGTGACGCTGTAGCTCTGCACGCCCGTCGCCGCCGGCTCGCCAAAGTCGCCTACCGTCGCGACTGTTATGTCCGACCCGCCCCACGCCTCCCACGCCACCGTCAGGCTGGTGGTGTTCTGATCGTCAACCCGGAGGATGAATTGCTCGGCGCTGAACGACGATACGTCCAGCAGTCCTAGCGGCGCTCCGCTCGCCGACACCGTCATCGCCACGCAGTCGTTGCGCACTCCGGCGCCTGTGGCGTTGTTGGTGTCGGCGTCGTTGTAGAAATTAACCAGTGCCCGCCGCGCGGCGGTGCCGGTGGCAAAGCCCAATCCTACCTGCGCCGATACTACACTGGTAACAGCGTCGGTCGATGACGATTGGCCTGAGTGGTAGAACCTGATCGCCTTGAGGTCAAACCCCGCCGGCAGGTCAACCGTGTAGGTCGTGCCGACTGTGGCGCTAGAAGCCCACTGGACTACGCCGAAAGCGTGGGTAAGGGCCATTTATAGAGGCGCGCAGGTCATTGGATGGTCCCGACCCACACCTGCTTGTTGTGGTCAGCCGGCCCGTTGATGCCGCCACCCATCAGGATCAGCTTGCCGCTGCTGTGCAGGACGCCGCCATTGCCCCATCCGGCGCCTTGGTCGAGCTTGGTCCACGCCTTGGTTGCCGGGTCGTACAGCGCCGCAAAGCGCGGCTCGGCGGGGCCTGCGGTGGGCCACACGGCCAGCACCTTGTCACCGCTGGCGAACGTCATCGCCATGCCCCAGCCGTCCTTCTTGAGGAACGGCCACTGCCCGTGGCCGGAAAGCTTGTGCGTGTCGAGGTCGTAGCTCTCCAGCGCCTCCTCGCGGTTCACCCACCACAGCGTCCGGCCGATGCGCGCAGTGATGGCGTTGAAGCGCAGCGGGCCGGCGGGCAGAACGTAGGTTGCCCACTGGCCGGTCGCGAGGTCCAGGTGCTTGGCGGCAGTGTCGATGATCTGGACCATCTGGTCCTTGTCGGGGTCCATCACCCCGTTGGCCGCGTAGCCGAAGCGGGTCTGAACGACATGCGGCGGGACTGACCAAAGTTTGGTCACCGGGTCGAAGGTGATGACCTTGGCCTTGACCGATTTGCCGGCCGCAAGGCAAGCGTCGTACTGCGGCTGCGTCGGATCGGTCCCGTCCGGCCCGTACTCGGTGCCTGCCACCTTCCAGAACACCTTGCGCTTGGCGTCCCAGACCACGCCGGCCTCGTCGGTGTGCCAGTGGACCGGGTGCTCTACCGTGCCGCAGTAGGGCGCCTCTAGTCGCCAATCGCCGGTCGGCGACAACGGATCAAAGCTGTACACCTCCTGCCGGCCGGTGTTCTCGTGGTCCAGGCCGCCCCAGTCGCCGCCTAGCAGGTAGACGCGCCCGTCCGGCCCTTCGGCCAGGCGCTGGTGCTTCATGGTGCCCTGCGGGCTCTTGGGCGTGCCGGGTAGCGGGATCGAGGTCCACGAGATCGCGGCGGCCGAGTCGGTCGGGGTGGTCGGTGTCGGCGGGGGCTCTTCGGCAGGGGGCGTGGTGGTCGGCGGGGGCTCCGTTGCGGGCGGGTCCGTGGCCGTGGGTTCCTCACCGCCAGACGGTTGCAGGTTGGCCAGCAGTGCGTCCGCCGCGCCAATGGCGACCTTGGCCTTGTCCAGTTCCGTGCGCACCGCGCTGACGCTCGCACCCACCTCAGTCGGCGGGGGCGATTCGACAATCGGCGGTTCTTCGACGGCAGGCGGCGCTTCAACGACGGGCGTTTCTTCGGCCGGCGGCGCCTCGGCGACAGGCGGCACCGTTTCTGCGCTGTTGCGCGTGAGCGAGATCACCATCATCTTGCGGCTGGCGCCGTAGCCCTCGCTGGTGCCGTAGGCGTCCTTGTAGCGCTCGCCGCCCTTGTACAGATGCCCGAAGCCGGGGATGAAGCCGCCCGTGTGCATGTCCGCGCGCGGCAGGTTCGGGATGGTGCCCGTCAGGTTGTGCCACTGGTTGTTGATCAGGTCATACACCCAGAGCTTGTTGCCCTTGCTACCGCCGTACAGCACCAGCGCCTGCGCCGTGGTGTCGGCGGTCAACTGCGCGAAGTAGCCGCCAGGCGGGCCGTCCGGCAGGCGCGTCCAGGTGCGGGTCGGTACGTGGAATTTCCACGCCTGCGCCGGGTCCGGCGTGGTGCAGCACTTCGTGTTCGGGACGCGCCGCTGGCCCTCGACGAAGTACACCGTGTCGCCCACACAGGCGGCGTTATGCCGGGCGTTCTCAACGGGGAAATGGAATGGCGGCTTCGGCGAGGTCACCATCCGGTACGGCTCCGGGCCTGCCGGGTTCGGCTCGATGATGCGCACGGCGCCGGTCGAGTCGCTCATGCCACCGAACAACACCACGGTGTCGGCGCTCAGGCACGTGGCGGTGACGGCGTTTGCCGCAGTCCAACCGCCCATGTTCGCCACCACGCCATCGGCAAAGTCCACCAGATCACCGCGGGTCTTTTCGGCCCACGGCGGCGACAGGTACTCCCAGCGATTGGTCGTCAGGCTGAACCGGCCGCCGAAGTACGGGCTCGACTGGTAGAACGTGGTTCCGGCCAGCACCCAGAACTCATCGCGCCCGGCGACGTAGAACGCCTGGTGGTTGTTGCGGTTGGTCAGCGCCCGGATGGTCGGGTCGGCCCAGCGCCCGGACTTCGGGATCGCCTGGTTATTCGCGTCCTTGTCCCACAGCCACTTGTTGCCGGTGCTCGGCTGCAAGTTCTTGTGCGTGTTGGTCGCCGGGTCGTACAGCCACAGGCTGTTGTCGCCGTAGCTGTTGTGACTGTGCCCAAGGCCATAGACGAACTTGCCATCGCGCGTGACGGCGCCGCTGTACCAGGTAGTCTCGTAGTTGGCCGGCGACAGCGCCAGCTCGCGGTACGTGGCCGTGAACGTGTCGGCTCGCGCGGCGTTGATCGACAGGCCGAAGGCAACAACCCAGCCGGCGAGAAGAAGCAGATTGCGGATCATGGGAACCTCGTATTAGTCGGCGGCCGGCTTGTCCGGGGTAATCCACGAGCCAAGCAGGCCAAGCAAGGCCGTCAGGCCGGCCGCCGCATCCGGCGGGATGTCCACCCCGTTGGCGGTGGCAATCGACACGATCACGGTGCTCAGCAGTCCGGCGGCGGTGCCGGCGGCGACCTTGCGGGTTGGTTTGACTCTCATTGCGGGGCTCCCATGTAGGCGTGCCATGACTGGACGTACTGCTCGACCGTGCCCTTGCCCGCGGGCGTGTTGTAGTAGCGCTTCCAGTAGGCGGCCTGCGCCGGCAGGTCGTCGGCCGCAGGCAGCGGCGTGGGCACGCGCAGCAGATGCACACGGGCCATGGCGGTCGCGTAGCGCAGGTCGTAGACCATCTGGTCGGGAGACGGGTACGGCGCGGGGTCGTGCGCCCAGGACAGCAACAGCGCCTTGAGCGGTCGGCGCGATGGCAGAAAGTGCCGCCAAAGGTCGTCGTGCGTGGCTGGCTCCATCTGATAGATGCCACGCGCCGGGCCGCGAAGCTGCGTCAGGTACCGTCCGCCGCGCGATTCCTGCGCCGCGGTACCCAACAGCAGCGCCTCGGCCGCAGGCGAGTAGTGGCCCATCTCGACCAGCGTCGGGCGGATGATGAGGTCGCGCAGGTGCGCGG